TAGCACGAGTAATCTTTCTAACTGCACTAGCACTTGTATCATAAATTAAAAGAACATCATTACTAGCAATAGAAGTTTCAGCAGTTTGTCCTGTAATAAAGTTATCATTAAGCATTGCAGTTTCGACTGCATCATTTGCTATTGTTACAGCACCTGTATTACTTATTGTTACGTCACCTGATACTGCTACAGGATTAAAGTTAGTACCATCTGCAACCATAATATGACCACTTGTATTAGTACCCATAGTTAGGTCATCACCTGATATAGTCAAGTCACCTGCGATTGTAACGTCAGCACCACTAAATGTTAATGCTGTTGTTGTTCCTGATTTAATAATTAAATCACCTGATGTATTCGTTGCACTACCAAATGTTGTGCCACCATCTTTAAAAAATACATCACCACCATCTGCATCTAAAACAATATCTGTGGTAGCATCTAATGTTATAGTAGAACCTGAGTCTATTTCTGTAATTACAGGTGTTGTTAATGTTTTATTTGTTAGTGTTTTTGATGTAGCAGAAAAGTATGTATCTAAATCTGTAACAGCAACTTGCTTCATAGTTCCTGCATCATTGTATACAACTCTATCTGCATCTGCTACTGTAGTTGATGTAGCACTTGTATCACCATCTACAATATTTAATTCACCTACTGTAGAAGTTATACCATCAAGAACATTAAGTTCTGCTGTTGTAACTGTAGCACCATCAAGTATCTCTAGTTCTGCTTCAGATATACCTGCACTACCTATTGTTACTGTACCTGCAAAGGTTACGTTAGCACCACTAAATGTCATAGCAGTTGTAGGAGTAGAACCTGATTTAATTACAAGTTCACCACTGCTATTTGTTAAACTACCATAAGTAGTACCACCATCTTTTAATATTACATCTGCACCATCAGAGTCTAATATAATATCTGTACCTGCATCTATAGATACTGCACCATCTGCTATTATATCTAACTGCCCATCAGTAGATGAATTAAGATATATAGCTGTATCTCTAAACTGTAACTTTTCATTTGAAGCAACTAAGATGTCATCACTAAACTCAAAGTAGTCTTCGTCTTCCATCCATTTAAGAACACCATCATTACTTTCACCATCAAATGTTACAGTAATATCTGTTCCTGCAGTTCCTGCACCAAAGGTTAATGTATTATCTAATAACTT